CGTTAAACTCTCTGGAGTCCATGTCTCTCTGTATGGATTCCATGTATTTAGTCCTAGCATCAATACCGTAAGAATCTTGTGAGTAAGCCTTTATGTCATAAGACCTCTGAGCCATGCCGTTTACAACAATATCCACAAACTTAGGTATGATAGGTACAGGTTTCCAGTCTAGGTTTAAGTAGCTTAAGTCACCATTTATAGACAACTCATCTTTATACTTTTGTATAGGTTGTTCTCCCCTAGCATACAACCGGAGTTTGTGGAAGTTATTTGTATTACCATTATACTTAGAGGTGGAGCCAGAGAACCACTCTTGTTCGATAGCTCTAGCTACTTTTAAGCCGTATTCTGGAGTCACCTTTTCTAGATCACTAACAGCTTGTGAAGGAAAATTATTTACCGCAGACCCTGCCATAACTTATTTTTTAATTATTGTTGAATTTAATCCGGTGTTAGTATACTTCGATATACTCATACCTAGTGGTTGTTTCTTTACTTCTGGATTAGGTCTATATAGGTGTCTATTACAAGCCATGATGGCCAAGCCGGAGCTTATAGCCGCATCATACTTAGTTCTTTTATTTATATCGAATTTACTCCAATCACTTAATGTTTCACTAAAATAAACTGTACCATAAGTACCATCCTCTAAGTGGCCAACGTGATCGTTAATGTACATCTCTATAGCAGCGGCATGAGCTTGTTTAATATCTTCACTGGAGTTTGGCATTCCACCAACTTCCTTCTCAGTTACAGATAATTTATTCCATATCTTATCCGGTCTGTTCATACTAAAACCTCTATAACCTCTTCTACGTAAATAGTACAATAGACGGGGTTTATTGTTCTCAGCGAGTATTGGCATCCCATAGAATACAAGTGCCATTAGAACGTCCTCAAAGAAGATCTCGGCAGTCTGAGGTCTAGCGATATATTCTAAGAAGAATGTATTAGCTGGAGCATCTTCCATACTGAACTTCGTGAGTCCATGCAAAGCTCCTTTAGAACCTTTCTCGTCAACAGTACCACTTATGTCATAACTATCACAACCAAACGCTCCCATATGCTCATTGCCTGGCCACTTAACCCCGTTCTTTATTATAACATTGTTCTGCATTCTCTGCCCTGGAACCCAACTAACTTTAAATCTACCTTTAGGATCTGGGTTAAAGGTTACTTTAGTATCTTTAACTCCATTCTCCCATTGAAAATTACCAGTGGTTAGAACCGAAGCATTCCTATTACCTTCATTGTAATCTATCTGTTCGTATATCTTAACCAGGTTGAATAAAGAGTTTTTAGTCTCGTCCCTGAATGCATGTTCTTCTGTCCTAGGGAATTGTCTATAGAATTCGTTTAAACCATCTTGATCCTCTCTTAAGCCATCGACTTCATTTTCCCAGTAATCTACAACCCCAGTCTCTATTAATTCACCGGTTGGTCCGTGGACATCATGGTCCGGACTGTCAAAGACTGGAATTCCGAACTCATCAATAAATCCCTCATAGTTCCATTCCATTGGCACAAACAAAGAATATAAACCAGATTTAGTCTGCCCGTTTTTATTCCTTTTACCTGCTTGTGAGTCTTCATATAGTTTCTTGAAATTAGTACCACCCTTATCCAGAGCGTTACTAGTGGAACCCATCATACACTTACCAATGATTCTACTACCTAACCTAAGACATGTTTTCGTAACTCGCCAATTATTAAGTATATTATCTGGTCTCTCCCATTTACCACTTTCGTCGTGGACTAATAAAGAGAGTTTTTCACCATCATAGCTGTTATCCCCAGTGTTCTTCCAGTCAATAGTAGTATCAAGACCTTCCATGTCGTCTTCAGCCTCATTTTCTTTCATCTTCCTCCTGGTAAACTTCTTAGCCGGTATACGGTAAGCTAGCTCACTCTTAGGTCGATCCATACCATCTTGTATAGGTTTAAAGAAGAATGGGTAATTGATACTTATGGGTACTATTTTATCAGTAAACATCTTCTTAGCATCTCCACCACTCTTGGATAAGACTCCAAATCTACTATCACTTGCTAATGTAGCTAAATTAACGGTTTCAGCCGAACTCATAAAAGAAAAACCTGAACGTCTATTTTTTAGATAACACATTCCGTAGCATCTTTTGTCAGCTTTACAAGCCTCCCAAAACAAAAAGAAAAGCCTATTAGCTTCACGAAAGTCTGGAGCACCAATGTCTATCTTGCTCCACTGTAGATACATATAGTAACTACCTGTTAGGTACGTTGGTTTACCATTATTCATAAACCAAAAACCTTCTTCCCTCCTCTTGAACTCTTCGTCGATGTACTTGTAATGTATCTCCTTAAATTCGTTAGGTTGGTTGTCCCAGTCGAACCTAGTCTTTATATTCTTAAAGGCAGGGTTTGGAGCGAACTGTTTCCACTTCTGTTTGTTAGGATCTTTAGAACAAGAGAATACATCCTTAGGTACTTTTGGTAGGGCGATTTTTAATTCTTGTATTTCAATCACTTCACCCACCTGTCCACTCTTAGAGACAATAACAACATCATTGTCCTTGTTGTAACCATACCCCCATTTCTTAGCTTTATTCAACCTATCTACAGTTGTCAATCTTATAGGTTCTACTAGATTGTATAGTGATTGCTCGTACATTACTTCTTCCTTCCTTCTGCAAACCCCTGGAATTTAGGTTTGTTTGCGTTGTTTTTAGATCTGTCTAAATCATCCAAGACCCTCTCCTCTTCCTCTATCCTGTTAAGTATTTCAAAAGCATCAAATATAGCCAACTTCTTAGTTGCCGCAGCATTCTTTAATTTGTCAGCAGTTAAATCATCATCAGAATCAACTATAGGTTCTTTAGCTACTTTAATTAATTCATCAACGGCTATATGCCCAGCTTGGATTATACTCTTCTTCGTTTCCTTTATAGTCATATTTAATAGTAATAAATTTAGTCATAACCCTATACAGCCTTTTACCACCAATAATAAACTCATACATTGAAACTGGGGTAAAACCCACTAATTCACCTTCGTTACACGAACCGTCAGTGTACTTAACGATACCCATTAACGGCTCTTCAGAGTCCTCCACTAGCTTGTCTGTGGATTTTATTGGCTGTACAAAACAGTAACCGTCTGTAGCACTCCACTCCGAAGCATCCTTAGGTTTGTGTAGGAATATTTGGTCCTCATTTATAGCAAACTCATCGTCGCTGATATACGATCTACTATTCTTTTCTATACCTTTTACGTTGTGCCACCTTCTAAAAACGTTGTGGTGAACTATTAGTTTATCACCCTCCTTGATTTTAGTATCTATAGCTATTGGCGTTTTTAACACTACAGCTTCTCTATTAACGTACTGGTGGTTGAATATCTCAGTATTCATTATAAGATCTTTATCACCAACTTTTATAGAGTTCTTGTATCTATCCCCATCAGGTGATACTATAAAGTCAAATAAACTCCTCATTAGTAACTCAAATCATATTCTACAGATATAGCCATATTCTTGTTAAAGTCTTTCCAAGGTATAACTACATCTTTCTTCCTTATGTATATAGAGTACTTAGTATCCTCCTCTAGTATATCGCATATCGTATGGCCACCATAGACTTCTTGCCCTACAGCATAATGCATAGCATCATTCTTATAGTCTTTGCCTATAGTGATCTTTCTAATTACGTGGCTCTGCACTTTCTGGATAGTTAATTGTACCGTCTTGAAGGTCTATGTCAAATGTACCATACTCTTTACTGAAAGTATTCTGCAAGTCTGCTATCTTAGCTTGTAAGTTCACTTGCTGATGAATCAACTCGTGCTTTTGAGCTTCTAAAGCTCCAACTCTAAATTGAATAGCGTTATTGTTGTTAACAACTGATTGTAAGTCCTTCAATTGCTCTTCAGTAATCTTCTCTGCTTTAGGTTTTAAATCAACCATTTCTTTTACTTTACCCATCTTAATTTAACTTTACTATTTATTTTTTGTTTTCTCTAAAGACCTACCACCGAAGTAAGCCCCAATCACTGTTATTAAAACTAGTTGTAATAAATCCGTCCACTTT